CTCTACCACACAGGTTCGGGTGTCCTACAACACGCCTACGTCCTGCTTTTCCAAGCAACAGCCAAATGCCGCACTACAGATCGTTGTGTGGGATAGCTCCCCAGCCGGTTTCCCGCCTGGTTCTACCCAACTTCACAAAGAAACTGTTTTCCGGTTAGTTTTGGATCACCTCTCCTAGTCATGAACCCCAAGTGGCCCTACACGTTGTTCACTTCCAGCCTCGACGAATTACGTTCGTTAGTTGACTGGTCGCTATCAGCGTTAGCTGGGCGCACCCACAGGACCCACGCGTCCTCGCGAAACTCAGCGAGGTTAAGCTTTGTCTAAGCAGCGCTACTTGCGGCCCCCGTATTACGTGGTGCGTCCCCTTTCGGGTAACACCGCACGAGCGGTCCATGACATCATAAGTGAGGAATCTACCATCCCCTCCGGTCGCCAACCACAACAATCATGGCACGACATTCACTTTTTACTTGGGTGGTAGCAATCAGAACCTTGCGGTTCCTCATGCCACGACCCCATACCCCCCACGCTCTCTGAGTAGCTTGGCGGTGGACCAAATTCCTCAACCTGTGTTGAGTAAATGAGGTTGTCCATCAAAGCCATCCGTTTTTCCTCCTTTTCTCTGGGTTCATTAAACCAGGATCGAAGCCTGCGAGTCTTCTCGCTCTTTGTCTCCTGTGTCAATCTACCCCTCCACCCCTCACGGACATTGAAGCAAAGGACTGGACGTCTGACCGCTGAAAGATCCAGGAAGTACTTAATTGTACTCCTAGTCTTACAGGATTCGAACGTTAAGCCGAACTTCCATGAAGCCGTCTCCCGGGCATTCAAAACGCTCAACTCTTGAGATACAGCCGCCTCATTCACCCAAGTAGATATCTCCGAAGAGATAGTCACATTGTGACCTACAGGGGCGGGCGGACACTTGTACTCAGGCTTGACGCTAGGTGCCATTCGAAAGAGCTCAGAGAGCCTCGCAGCAAGACTACCCCTGAATCCCAATTCGAGAAGAGTCAATCTAGTTGACCTTAACGAACCGAGATGCCAGCGGAAAAAAACGACTCCCGCCCTAAAGCGGTAACCGTTCTTTAGTCCTGCCACGAACCCTCTAAACTCACAGGCAAGAGAGTTCACGTACTGCGAAGATCGTAATCTCCCGAAACGTAAGGTGGGAATCACCCGAAGGTGTTCCCCCGCCCAACGAATCAGAGTACTGTTCAAAGAACCATACTCATCGGAGACTGACGTCTTAGTACGCTCGACCTCTAGACCCAACCTTCCAACCGTGCTCATCCAAACATCAGAGGTTCGTTTAACCGACTGAAAAAGGATGTCATCCCCGTTGATCAGACAAGGAACTTTTTCCGCAGCTGCAGGACTTAAGCCATCAGCACGCATTGCCCACAAGAAGGCAAAGCGGTTCTGAAGACAAAGAAGTGGGAAGCTCAAAAAGCTCCCCATCATCTGTCCTACTCGCGGTTCGATCCCATCAGGACAAAGCTTTTCATGGAAAAGAGTTGGCCGAAGGATCTTTAAAGCTTCCTCGCGAAGAGCAACGGGAACGCATATTGCGTTGGAAAGAAGGGTCCCCAAAATCCTCTCAGCTACTTCAATCGACAACTGATCAGTCGCCGACTTGTAGTCTCCAGAGGTGAGGGTCTCGCCCTCCTTCTTCGAAAAGCCAGCTCTGGCAAGCGAAGCGTCCGTCACGTCACCTACGGAAAGCCATCGACAACGTCGAAGGCGATCGTAGATGCTCGTGTGGAGAGGCTTCAGTAGAAGAGTCTCGCCGGAAAATTTCGTCAAAGGACGAGGTTTCCCTGCGGATTGAACTACAATGAGCTCGGCACAACGCTCGATACCTCCTGGATAATGCCCGTTCAGAGCACCGTCCAGAAATTCCGAATGCTTGCCTTGCCAGCCGGATTGACAGCCGCCTTGAGAGCGAAGGTCATCGACTGTGCCAGAGAGGCCAGGAGAGGTAGAAAGCACACGGTCTTCGTAGATACCGGAATCCCACGCCTTAGGAAAAAGGCGCCTGGTTTCTTTTTCTACGAAGTCCAGATACTTAGAAGGAAGGTCCCGAGCTGATCGCTCGAAACCGTTGACGACTCCACGTAGCAAAGGCATCTCCATGCATTTACAACTTGCAGGGAGAAGCTTCTTCACTGATTGCCAAGCCATCCTCTCCTCTTCGAGGGAGGACGGGCAATCCGCTAGGAGCCCCTTCACAGCTTTAGAGAATGTCATACAATCTCCATCGCCAGGAAGGTCGACGGTGGGCTTCGGATGTCCAAAGACATAAGCCCAATCTCTCAGAGCTCTTGTCACCACTTTTGTGGTGCGTGAGCGGTAAGCGCGACAGGGTCGCGGGGTTCCGTCGTTGACGTATTCACGCATATCCAAGATACGGTATGCAAGCTGAATTCAACACGGGGAACGGCCTAATTGCAG